TAAAATTCTATGGGAGGGCCGTGTCCATAAAGGGGGCCGGGACGCCCCGCCCGGGGCCGATGTCGCGCACGCGGCATCCGGAGGGGGACTGCTCCCGCCCTGCGCGAGCCGGTTGGGAGCCTCGCAACATTATTGCGCGCAATTTTATTTGTCAAGCGGAAATTTGAAATTTTCTTGCGCGCAATAAAACACCGCCTGACCGTGAGGCCAAGCGGTGCTGTTAAGTGCCTATGACGAAAGATTATTGCCGGGCGGCCTTGCGGAAGTTGTTGATGAGGTTCGTCAGGTTGTCGAACTCTTTCTTGGCCTGCTCGTCGCCATTACTGAAGCGGTTCGCCCATTCCGTGTCCGCCATCTTGGCGTCCAAGGTCTTCTGAGCGTCGGCCTCGGAGCCATAGCCGTCCGTTCCCATGGGCTGGTTCAAGACGAGCTTATCCTCGCCGGTCTTCATGCCAATCTGGCGGAACATCTCCATCACCTTGGAATAGCCGACCGACTTCTCCAGTGCGTCCACTGCCGTTTGGTCGATCCCGAGCGACTTCGCCGTGTTCTTGGCGATCAACAGATTGGTCGGGGCGTTGGCGCCCCACTTGAGGCCAAGGGCTTCCTTCTCGTTCAGGAGCGCAGCTTCCGCCGCCGCAACGTCGCCGCCCCTGTTCGCAGCCTGGAAGTCGAGCAACGCCTTCAGGACAACCGGGGCGTCGGTCTTGGAGACGTGGGCCTTCTGAAGCGCGGGACGCAGCGCGTCGATAAGCTTCTGGTCGAGGTCACCGTCGGCCGGCTTCAGAGAGGAGAAGTCATATTCCTTCGCCTCTTTCGGGACACCGACGCGCTCGTTGAAGCGGGCCCAGGCGTCCACGTCCGCGGCGTCCTTCGGCATCTTGATGATGTCGTTGGCTGGCGCACCGATCAGCTTCTCAGCCTGCTGGTGCGACGTGATCGCCGTGCGAAGGGCGGTGTTGATGTCGAGCTTGTCATAGCCGCGATTTTTGATGTAGTCCATCATCGGGGCGTCGAATACGCCAGCCGCATCCTTGGGGACTACAACATCCATCCATGGGGTTGCGCCACCGTTTCCGCCGCCAGCGGGGGTTCCTTCAGCACTCATTTATTTTCTCCGTTTGCAACACCGACATTATCGCCGGTGTAAATGGCGAGAAGCTGCTCGACCGACAGTCCTAGATGGTTGACTATACGCAAGTAAACCTCCCTGCGCCCATCCAAGTTTGCTGCCACCCGGGCATCCGGGTGGAATGTACTTTCATGCGCGCGACAGAAGCGCGCCAAGTCCTGCATGACCAAGACGTTCGCCGGCTGCATCTGCTGGAACGTCAACTGATAGGCGCGCTTGCGCTTATCCATAAACCCAAAGAGTTCTCGAAGCCCCATCCTGATCTCCTGTTATTGCTGGCCCGGTGCGGGCAGCGGTTGCAAGGTCTGCTGTTGCGGCGGGAGCTGTCCGGTAGCGCCCTTCGCCTTCAGCATCGCGGCAGCGGCCGGCGCCGCCTGGATCGCTTCCTGGCGCTTCTGCGCTTCCGCGCGGGCCTGCCGCTTGGCGGCAACCTGTTCCGGCGAAGCGTTCCAGCTTTCCGGCATTCCGTTGATGTTGTTGACTTCCGGCATGATCGTATCGAAGTCGAAGGTGTCGAGCGGCGACGGGTCTTGGGTCGCGTTGACAATCAACAACGCCGTCTCCAGCGAGCGATTGAAGCCTGCCACATCCTGGGCGCGCATGTCGCGCGACAAGGGCGACGTGTAGTTCACGGTATATTCGCCCTTGGCTTCCGCCAACATCTGCGGCATCGGCGGCAGGAGATGCTGCGCCACCAACACGTCAAGTTCGCGGTCGATCAGTGGGCCGAGGTATTCGGACTGCTGGCGGCCAATAGTCGGGGCAATCAGGATGCCGCGCTGGGACATCATCTCCACGACCTGGGTGGCCGAGAAGACCTTGGGGTCGGAGTTGAGCAGCAGCTTGAACAGGTCCACTAGGAAGAAGCCATCGATGCAGGCGCCCTCCTCATCCATCATCTCCTTCGAGACTTGGATGTTGCCGGAGGGCAGAACGCCGACCATCATCTCGCCGTCGGCGTTCATGAACCCAGGATTAATAGCCCCGGGTCGCAAAGAAAGAGCCGCAGAGCCATCATCGCCCGTGAGGAGAACCGGCGACGCCGCGCGGTGGCCCTGAGTAAGGAAATCACGCTTCTCCGCGTTGATAGTCTTGATCGAAGGCAGCGCAAGCATAGCGGGTGAGCGACCATAGACTTCTCCGGGTGTCTGGATGTAGCGCGAGATTGCGCACGGGAATTTGCGGTAGCCGCCTTCGCCGATCATCTCCTGCGTGGTCAGGCAAATATAGTAGCTGGCGAACCGCTTGCCCTTGGCGTCGAGGCGACCCGGGTCATAGTCGTCACCGCGCGGGGTCACGCGCTGCAAGAAGTCGAACGGCATCTGCTGGTATTTCTTCGCCTGCTCGATGAGGCGGGGCGGGCATTTGTCGCCGAACTGGCTGATCGCCTGCTGGGCGCTGAGCCGGAACCAGCGATTGTAGCCGCAAATGAGGCCCTGGTGGTTCTCGCGCAGGAACATTTCGCCGAGCGGCAACGCCTTATAGCGGATGCCTGGGACCGGGCGGCCGGCCTCGTCGCACGCCTGATCGACATACATGCTCCCGGTGCCGAAGGCGCCGAGTTCTTCCCAGATGTTATAGTTCTGCCCGCTGAAGTTGGCGATAGGGGCGTAGCGATATTTGAACAGCGCCTTCGTCGCCTGTTCGAACCAGAGCCGCACTTGGCGATTCTTCATCAGGTAATCGGAGTTGGCACCCAGCATGTGCCACGTCATGTTGCGCGGCGTCAGCAGGCTGTCGAGGATCGCAGCAAAGCGAAAATTAGCAAGAGCAGCCCTTGTGTCAACCTGACGATCAGTCTTCTTCTGGCCGGGGAAATTGTAGTTGCCATAGAAGAACGTGTTCCGCGACGTGGGCCGCACAAGCTCCGCCACTTCTTCCCAATGCGAAGCGAACATCGCGCGCATAGTCTGAAGCTGAGAGAACTCAGCCATCGATTGGCCGAGGATACTGTCGAATTGCTCATTAGTCGCCATTATATCGTGCCAGTCATCAAAGATGTTACAGCACCGCCGGGTGCATTGGCGACCCCCGCGGATGATGCCTGCAAGTCCTGAAGTCGTTTCTTCTTAATCTTATCGGCAATATCAGCCGCTTCGTTCTTCGCAGCCGCGCTCAAGCCCAGGTCGCCGGCGGCGCCCATGATCTGGGACATGATTGGGTTGGTTCCGGCGGCTGACATCAAAAGCTCCAAATAGGGGAACAGGACGAATGTTCCCATTCGACATTAAGGCCGAGACCCCTGCGCCGCCGCAAGATTATTCCACGGCGCAAGGAAATGTCAAGCCCTAACCCCAGAGGTCGCGCGGCGACAGTTCAGCCCCGTCGGCAATCTGAACACCAGGACCGCGGGAAGGCTTTTTTCCGCCCAACATCACCATCTTAGCCATCCGCTTCGACATCACGGCGATGCGGGTTGCCGACATCAGGTCATCTCGTTCCTTGACGATCAGCCCATCCTTGCGGTGATAATTGTTAAATTCATCGAACCACTCAGTCAGGTGGGACGCAACTTTCAGTCGGCCGCTCTTAAACCGCTGATCCATCTCCAACACTCCGGCTTCGGTCGAATATCCGCCGTCGTCGAATTGAGCGTGCGCGGGACACATAAGCAACCCCTGGCCCTTGTAGAGCGACGCCAGTGTCTCGCCCGACCCCTTCTCGCGCTGGGCGCCGTCATGTGGCCAAGCGACCGGGACGTTTATGGCGACCCGCTTCATGGCGTCGGCGTGCTGGAGTGGGGTCGCGTCCGCCATGCGGATCGTGTGGTGGATGTGGATTACGTCCTTGTCCTTGTCATAGAGGATCAACACCGCGGCAAAAGGATGGGCGATGCCGAAGTCGATGCCCCAGAGCTTGCACCAGTGGGTTGGGATCACGGGGGAGGCCATCGCCGGCTCCTGAATGTTCAGCGGCGACACGGCGAACACGCGGCCTTCGCCGCGCATCGGTACGCCCATGAGGCGCGCGTCCCACATATACTCCGGGGTGTTCTGCTTGATCTCCTCGATGCGGTCGGGTGTCATGTGCGGGCAGTCATAGGCCGTCCCGACGATCTCTTTCATTCCGGGGCCGCCCTTCTGAAAACGGAGATAGACTTCCTTGATGCCCTTGATCGGGGTCATGGTCGTATAGATGATACCCTTGGTGGCGATCAGGCGCGCGAGACATTCGCCATAGATTTTCATGGGCGGGTCTTCATCGCACCAGATAAGATCGACACTGCGGCCCTGGAAGGCGTCCGGCTCCATCGTATAGGCAAGGAAGGTGAGTTCGGAGATGCCGCCGCTCTTGTGCCGCACGTGCACCGTGTCGATCAAGTCGGTCGTCCCGCGCGATGTCGAGGGGTCGCCAATGAAAGCGTCCTTCGGGATGTAGCCGGTGCCACGCTCCGACAAGACGCCGGGCTTTCCGACAAGCTTCTCCTGCGGCCCATCGCGCACCGCCTTGCCGTCCACGCCGATGGCCCACGCCTTCACTGGCTTCGTGAAACGCTTGCCGAGCCACCAGTCTGGGTAGTCGCCCGTCAAATGACACGCCGTCTCAAAGGCGCCAGCTTCGGTCTTGCCCTGCTGGTTTCCCATGCGGAACAGCCGTTCCGTAAAGCCGAGGCCCGCGTCAAAAAATTCCTGCTGCTTGGGATAGGCAACGAAGTCGGCGATCTTGTTGAAGCGACGCTTCGTCTCCAGGGCGCGAAGCTCACGCTCCAGTTTCAGGAGGCGGTTCTTCCAGACGCGCTCTGTCTCGCCCGGGCGCTGTTCGAGATTGTCCATCGTCATAAGATGTCGCTTAGGTCGTTTGGGTCATGTTCTGACATGTCCTGTTGATGCGGCGAAACATCTTCATACTCCGCATCAATCGGAGGCGGCAACTGCTTTGCCGGCAGATTGTTAGAAAGCAAAGATCGAACTTCGGCCAAGATGTCGGCCGCGCTGCGGTTGTCCGTCACGGTGACGACCTGTTCTGTCTTGACGTGGTAGCCGGTGCGGTCGAGGATCGAATTGATCGCCTGAACTTTTCCGAGCTTCGCCTGCTCGACGAGGCGCTTCACCGCGATGACCGACCCCTGCATGTTGAGGCGCCGCTTATTTTCTTCCGTGATCGCGGCTTGAACGTCGCCGCGGCTCGCGAGCCGACTGGCGCACGCATAGGCCGTGTTTTCGTTTTTGCTTTCGTAGCCGGCGAACTTGTAGGCCTGCGCAATGTTGCAGTCGAACACCAGGGCCGCGCAGACGAACCGACGCTGCTTCTCGTTGAGGGAGAGCATGGCGTCGCCCATGAGTTCTTCGGGCGGAACGAGGATTTCTTCGAGGTCTTGATCCATGATAACTTTCTTAGCATCGTTGTTGATTTTGTCAAGCTTAATCTCGGATGCTAAGAAACTTAGCCTACGCAAGAAAATTTCCGCGAGCGCGTTGATTTGGTAGCTTTTTCACACCGAAGCCGTTGCGGCGACCCACCCCGGCCCCCGCCCCGGTCTTTTGGGTCATAGGTCTTATTGTTTCAAAATACATGGTCCTAACGCAATTTTGTTTCAAGGATGGTCACCATGGCCGGACTGACGCAACATTATTGCGCGTTAGGGGCGCCGCTGGCGGCGGTTTGACCATTGGGCGACCATAGATAGACCCCCGAAAACGAGAACAAACCATGAATACGCGCAAGATTATTGCGCGTTAGCGGGTGATATGGCTCTGGGTGTCAAAATGAGGGTATGGGATGGATTGTTGCGCAAGCTTTGTAATTTTATTGCGCGCAAGATTATTGCGTGGATGGCGGCAAACGCAATAATCTTTCAATCGAAAATAGGCCAAAGATTGCTCTTGACTTTCTATAATCCCGTGTTAGATTGCCTAGCTTCGCGCTTGGATGGAGGGGAAGTTACGGTACGCAAGCTTCCCGTCCGTCCCCAATAGCGCAAGCGCTAAGGCAATCTAGGATGGGAATAAGTGAAGAAAGAAAAAACCCCTAACCCAACGCAGTATCGGATTAGGACTGGCATACGAATTGAAATAGATGCATTGAAAGAAAAGAAGCGTGTCAAACTGGCGCATCAAAACGCATATCGGGCAGCGATCGGTCTGCCGTTAAAACCGGAGTAGGGCAAATGCAAGTTGGGATATTTAGTCTTCACATGAGCGAGAAAACAGCGCAGCGTATTATAGTGCGTCTGCCAATGAACCCAACGTCAAACGACATTCAGCATGTATGGTGCCAGATTATCGCTGAAGATGAAAAAGCAAAGGCTGAAGCGCTTGCGCAACAATCTATCACAAAATAAATTCTGAAACCTCTTGCGCCCGTCCGCGTTTCGTGCTTAGTAGCGTCACCATTTCGAATTAAACCCCACGGAGGGAAAACGAATGACCATTGATTATCCCAATATCCGCAAGGCAATCCATTGCCCAGTTTGCAAGCTTGATAAGCCCGCCGGCAATATTGTTTGCTGGGCTTGTTATGGCCGCTATCTTTTCCGCTTTGGCATTCCCAAGGCAATCACAATCAAGCTGGATTTTGTGGAGGATGTTCTGTCAATCACGCGTGAATGTGCCAATGCGCGCGGTTACCTTGCCGCCCGCCCGGCTTTGCGCATTGTGAAGTCCTAATGAGATACGAAGCAATCCACTTGCGCGGCCACCGTTATGCAGTTCGCCCGGTTGGCGCCCTTGGCACATGCGGATGGGTTTTGGGCCAAGCATGGACCGTCGCCCATATCAATGCGCGCAGTTCGGCCGAAGCCCTGCTAAAATTCCATTGTTCGCATTCTGGAAAACCCGCGATAGTGGAGGTCCGCGCCAATGACGCTGTTTGACCTTAGAACCATGGCGCAATGCGTTCATGCCTTGGCCCCCAATTATACCGCGCGCAGTATTGCGCCCAGTACTTTTCCTGAGATAATGGAAGCCCCGGGCATTGTCTGGGACGGCGCCAGCGACGCGACCATATGGGGTGACGCTCACACTAATCACGCGTTCCGGGCATGGCATGACGCTTGTCACATTGCCGGACAATTTGATTTTACCTTGGCAGGGGAAATTGCGACGTGCGAAGCTCAAAAGAGGGCCCTGTTACGTTTTGCGCCAAGGGCGCCGGCATGGGCTTTGCGGTTATTAGACGCTGAAATAACGGGTCAAGCTTTGCACTATGCGCAGCATGGCGCCTTTCCGTTGGATCAACGTCGCTTCGTTCTCGAAAGGCTGGCGCCATGACCCTGTTTGAAATTTGCCTTTGCTTTTGGGGCGGCGTCGCCTTTGGCATACTTGCTGCAACGGACCACCTATGGAAAAGACAATGAAAACGGCAAACTGGGCTGTTCGCTGGAGGGCGGCAAAATTCCTAGGTGACTATCTCCCCGCTGATTTTCTGGCCCTTGCGTGGCGCATTGCCGCGACGCGCGAAGCGGTAGGCCACGATAAATTAAACCTAGGCCATTTAAGACCGTGATTGCCGGAAGCAATCGAATAAGACTAGAACGGGAATAGGACTATGAGAAAAGACATTCACCAAGCGGCGCCATTGCCCCAGATCATGGCCACGATTTACTTCGGGGCGAATATTCCCGGGGGGCGTAAAGCTCAAGGGCTCTTAGACGCGGTAACGGATAACGAGTTTGCGCGTTTCATCCGGGACAGTATCACCCCGCGTTTTCCCGGCTTCACGCTTGCCAAGCTGGGGGGCTACTGGAAAGGGGAACCCGAAACAGTCCGCGTTGTGACCATCCTTGCTGAAGACGACAAGTCATTCCGCACAAATATTCGCATCATGGCGGAACACTATAAGTCAGACTTTGGTCAAGAAGCAGTGGCCTACTCCTTTGCGCCGGTCGAGTTTACGCTTAATTGCTGGCCATATGGGCCGATAGGCGCCTATCACAAAGCAGGCCTTGGATATTGACAGTTTGAGGGGCTTGCGCTATGCAGGCCCCTGATACGGGCAATACCGTCCGAAAAGGAAAAATACCATGCTGAGTTATAAGACCCCCGAGACTATCAAAGCGGACAATGCGCGCGCCGCTCAGATAATGAGTGACCAGGGCTATGATGTCCCGCACGGCGTCGCAACGGCGGCACGGACACTCAAGAAGCCCACGGAAACCATCCCGCAATTTCTGGCGCGTATCGGATACACTCGCTAATCAGTTTCAACGCTAAACCCCTTGGAGGGATAAGACATGACGCGCAAAGACTTCGAACTAATAGCCCGCACAATCCTAGACTTGCCAGTGATGACGCAGGAGGAAATAAACCCATCTCGCCGGATTGCAGTGGCGCGTGAGTTTGCCCATGCCCTACGTCGCACCAATGACCGCTTTGACGAGGAGCGCTTCCTAAAAGCGTGTGGGGTGGTCACCCATGTATAGAAAACATTGCCTTGGTTCCATTGCGCTGGCCATGCGCGCGGATATGACCATATTTAGACGCGGGGTTATGTTTGCTGTTTGCAGCATTCGCCAAGCAACTATTAATGTGCCAGATCAATTGGGCGCCTTGTTTGAACCAACGGAGGACAATCACGAAAATCCTTTGTTCGGACACAAGTTCGGCGCCTGGGAATATATCAACGACGACGCGAAATGCGTGGCAATCTGGCGCGAGCTGACACTGCTTCGGAACAACGTGCATGGTTGCCAAAAGGCAATCATGGAACTGTTGCGCATCCCGGGCCTTGGAATTGTCAAAGCTGCATTCGTGGCGCAATTAATGGGCTTCAATGTCGCGTGCTTAGACGCGCGCAATATCAAACGCGAGGGGCGCAACCCGCGCGCATATCGCACCGACGGAAAGTCGCCTGAAGCCTTGGCCCCAAAGGTTCGGGCTTACGTCTTAGAGACTTTCGGCCGCGCGGAGGAATATTGGGACGCATGGTGCAAAGACGTGGCGCAAGCTTACCATCTTGAGCCCGAGGCGGTTTCGGCCTTGCACCTTTCAATAATCCCATCTAATTATGTTCCGTTCTAACCAAAGGAAAACCGATGACCATCCGTAAAATTTCGTTGCTACTCCCGACGCATATCAAACCGCAACATTTCGGCCAGACCCCGCTCGCCTATTCGCACAAGGTCATCTCTAAGTTTGAGACTGCGCTAAAGGCATTGTCGCCGGCGCTAGTCCGGCACCAGCACATTCAAGAGCGGACAGAAGACCCCCAGACCGGCGCCCAATGGGAACAGCGGGTCCAGTATGACGTATGGGTCAACATGGGCGGCGAAGACCTTGCGCCCTTGGTGCAGCTTGTCCTGTCATCGCTGGACATCAAAAGCTTCACGGCCTTTTTAGGCGACGACTATCAGCGCATGACGCTCGACGCTTGTGAGGAAATTGTTGCGGGTCTTCACGTCTGGTGCGAAGAATGAACCGGAAAGATTTTGAGCTAGTCGCGCGGGCCGTCAAGTCCATGCGCTTCCTTGAACCGCTGCAACGTGCCAACGTGGCGCACGCGATTGCGTCCGACATTGAGCGCGCGGAAAATTGTAGCGGGTTTGACCCGGTTAAATTCCTCTCCCAATGCGGGGTGAAAACGTGAGCGTCGCGCCAGAAACTTATGACCTGATCGAGAAGGCCACGCGGGGTTACCTAGCGGGCCTTGCGCGCGGTGTTCAAATCAGCACAGCGCAGCTTGTGGATGCGCTGTATGACAGCGATATGGAACGAGAGGTCGCCTTCCGGGCGATCAAAGCCTTGGCCTATGGCCGCCTGGCCGACTGCTGGAGTGCAGGGCCCCCAGTCATGCGATATGGTAAGGAAGTGCGGCCAAAGCTCTGGCACTCTCCGGTAGTTAAGACGTGTAAGCATTGTGGGGGCGAATTGTGAGAGACGGCAGCACGGAAGCAGCGGTCCGCGAGGATTGCACCAAGGTCTATGGGGGCGTCTTCGGGCCCTGCCAATACCCGCGTTGCGCTTGCGACCACGCTATCGTTCGCCAGTATGACATGCAGGAAAAGATCAGGGACAAGGCATCGAGAGGGGACTATGACTGATGAAACGCACTCATGAAGTGGCCGCTTCCTTCGGTTTTTCGCCCGCTGCATGGCTTGCTATATCAAAGCAAGAACGCGCTAAAATGTATCAGCGCCAGTATAGGCCTCGCCGCCATAAACCTTATACTCGTGAAGAAGCCCTTGAAAGAAGACGTGCCACATATGAAAAGGTGAACCTTGCGCGGCGTGGAACTTATGACAAAAACGACCCTAAAATGAAAGCGAAAGTGGTGAGACAAAAAGAAACGTATCGTCAAAAACAGCTATTAAATGCGGCTGCTAATGATGCCGCGCTAGATGCAGCTATAGAAAATGCGGAGAAGAAAAAGCAACTAAAAATTCTCATGAAGGCTGATCCCGGTTTAAGAAAACAGATTTTAAAAGAGCGAGCGAGAGAGCGGAAGCGCGCCTTTCTCAAGACCGCGAAAGGCCGGGCGCAGCACCAAGCCAGGAAGAAAAAAAGGATCAAAGCAATTTTAGCGGACCCCGTTAAAGGCACCATTTATCGAGCAGCACGAGCCGCTAACAAAAGGGCAAGAACGGCACTTTTAAAACAGTGTCCGCATTGCGGTGGAGAAGTCACAGTAGACAGTTGGAAAAGGAAAATTGAACATGATAGACTACAAAACAGTCGCTAAAAAGTATCTTCGAGAAGAACCTAATAATCCCATTGCTGCTGCCAAACTAATGGCTACGGAAGCCAAAGGTGAGCTACGGGACCATCTTGTTATTTTGGGGGCTCAACAAGTCATCCGAAATTATTTAACAAGCGGGCGGAATAGTTCTTCAAATCCAGTTCTACCTCATGAGGCTGCTCGTGCCGTGCGTGCGCGCTGGATGGACGAATATCGTTTATTTGATGGGACTGTCCCGCTTGCCAAGGCAACGGATAAAGACCTAGCCGACAGCGCCCGCAAACATGACGCGCAAGCGGCGGGCCATAATCGCACTGCCGCCTTCGAGCGCGCAGTTGCAGAACGCCTTGTTAAAACTGGCAAGACAGTGGAACAGGTTTTTTCAGACGAAACCTTGAAGAAGCTCAAGGCCGAACTTTAAGCCGCCACATGCGCCCTTCGCCTGTCCCCTCGCATAGGGGGGACAGGTTATTCTTTTTCACGGCGATGGTCAGGGCGCGTTTTCGCATTCCAAGGAACTGAGCATAAGCCTCGTCCGTTTCATCGGGGCGTTGCCGGCACATAAGCGTGAGTAGCGCATGATTGGTGAGGGCATGATCGGGATTGAGAGCCAGGACCGACGCGATATTGGCGGCGGAGAACTCGTCGTTCTCGTCGGTCAAGATCGCCGCTTCCTTGGCGCTGGCGGGAATGAAGGCGAGGCCTTCCCCGTAATTGTGACCCTGATAGAGGAACGGCGCCTCACGCTCCTCCGAGGTCTTCTGCTTCTGCACCCACATGCGGACCAGCTTGGCGTCTTTATCCGCGTCAATCCGCAGGACGGTATCGCAGCCCGCGTAAAGAGCGGAGGAACCGCGTGGCCCCTTCCCGTCGTTGGGCGTATGGTGCACCAGCACGACGGCGCATTTGAACGCCTGCTTGATTTTGTCGGCGACGCGGATGAATTGCGCCATCTCACTTGCGCTGTTCTCCTCCAGGCCGACCAGGGCGCGGTTCAAGGTGTCAAGGAAGATGATACCCACGTCCTTGCCAGTCGCCTCAGCCTTCGCCGCGATGGATGCGCTGAAGGCCTTGTAATCGTCTTCGCTCTCGGTCCAGGCGGGCATATCGCCGGTCATGAAGAACGGGACTTCCCCCTCGACGCCATAGGCAAGCTTCCAGGCCGGGAAGTCCTTGGCCGCCATGCGGGAGATGCCCTCGGCGGCGACGTAGAACGCGCATTTGCCGGCCAGGGCCACGTCACCGCCCAGTTTCATGGCGATGAAACTTTTGTAATGTCCCGAGGGGCCATAGAGCATGTTGACGGAATTGGTCGTGAAAATCTCGTCCAGGAGCCACACAGGGGGCGGCATATGGCGAAACTCGTCCTCCGCCATCCAGTGGAAGCGAGCGTGTTCTGCCGGCTCAGGAGCCGGCTGGAGCCGGGCCTCGTCCCGCAGTCTGTCGAGGATGGCGGGAGGGACCGCCTCCGTCACCGGCAGAACAGCCCACGCCCCTGCGTCGTTTTGGGAATAGAGAGCGGCGTTGGCGACTTTACCAGCCAGCTCGTCTATGTCCCAAGGCGGAACGCAGTGGCAATTCCAAAATGTGTCGATCAGTTCGGTCGCGCGGCCTTCGGAGAGGCCAAGGTTCAGGACTTCGGCGCAGACCTGATAGGTCCGAACGTCACCGCCTTGGCCCTGCCGAGCAACGTCGTCGCGCTCAACGTAATCAAGAAGCAGTCTCCTTGCTCGTCCAATCGCGCTGTCGCTGTCCAAGTCAGTTCCGGCGACAGCTTTAGTTGCTTCGCGAGCGCGTCCAGCATCTTGGGACACGTAATCGGGAAGCTCTGCGATGTCGCGGTCTTCGGTAAGCTTATAAGATTTTCCATTGACCTCTCCAGAAATTACAATGTAGCCGTTCTGCCCGCGGGTGTCCAGCTTTGGTCCGAGCTTGCTGACGCTATTGGGGCAGAGGCAGAAATCGTCGCGGAAGATCAGGTGGCGTCCGCCGCGCGGCGTCTCATGTTCGCGCGTAAGCGGCAGGGGGCCACGCTCCAATTCATAACGGAGCAGACTATCTTCGCCGACTGGGGGGTCAATATCGACAACGGCGAGGCCGGACGGCCCGAGTGCGACAGCCCAGTTGCAGCCAGGGTGATCTATAGCCCACTGTTCTATAACTCGCGGATCGTCGGTGGCGCGCGCGGGCCAATCCTTAAAGCCCGCAACCGGCGTTTTGGCGCCGGGGGCACATGGAAAGATTTTCCACCCTTTGGGGAATGTTGAATTTTCTTGTTGCATTTGGTCCCGACAGAAGCTATAGAGTTCTCACAATCGTCGAGGGGTTGTCAAGGGTGTCAATTCACATTACGCCTGAACTTATGGAAATCAGCTATGAACGGCTGAGGCTGACGCGCCCGTTCCGGCGCTGGAAACTTCCGCACGCGGATGAAGTGATCTTTATGGTCACAAACAAGGATGGCGAATACGGCGAATTTTGTTTCGACACTGTAAGGGCCAAGAGCAAGCCGACAATCAAGGTCAGTTGCGTGATGGTGCGCAGTCTGGACAAATTGGATGAAACGATGGCGCACGAGATGGGGCATTTTTATGAATATCGACAGGGGCGCCGCAGTGACGTGCACCATGGACGCTCGTTCCAGAAAATCGCGGACCAAATCTGCGCCGCGCACGGCTTTCGACGGGGCACCTTTTGAAACTTGATTGGGTGAACAGCACGGGCACATTCCGGCTTGATGTTCCGCGTTCGGAAGGGGTGGACATCAAGGCCCTGATGACCGGGCACGGCCTCGACTTTAGTGCACCCGCCAGCATCCCGGGCCACGCCGTTTTAATGACGCGGGAGCCGTTTGCTGCGGCGAGCTTCCGTGATAGTGCGACGCCCGCGGCCCTACACGAACTCCGTCATATCCTGGCGGAGATAGACGAAAGCCAGAAGCCGACAAGCGGGGCGCACATCCGCGTCCCCGGGGATCAGGAGCTTTGGGGCTTTCAGAAAGCGAGTATCGAATATGCGCTACGCAGAAAATTCACCCTGGTTGCAGACCAACCGGGACTTGGTAAAACACCTATTGCGATTGCTTATGCAAACGAAATCAACGCTAGACGTGTTCTCTGTATCGTTCCAGCCAACATTCGAGGCCAGTGGGAGAAGCGGATCAGGCAATGGACCACAATGCGATGGCCTTACACTGTCTATCCCATCTTCTTCGGGCGGCACGGAGTACACCCTTCGGCTAACTGGACCATTGTTTCATATGATCTTGCGAGAAGCCCGGCGATTGGAGCCGCGCTGGCAAAAGGAACATACGACCTTCTTATTTTGGATGAAGGACACTATCTCAAGAACGCTGACAGCAAGCGCACTAGAGCGGTGTTTGGTGGAGGACTACATCGCGACTTTGATAGCCTTGCTTCCCGAGCAGGAGCCGTTATGGTCCTCACCGGAACACCTTTACCTAATCGTCCAAGAGAAGCCTTTACGCTCGCCAAGGCGCTAGACTGGAATTGCATCGACTACATGACGGAGGAAGACTTTCGTTTTCGCTTCAACCCGAGCGAAGTGAAAGAAGGCGAACGCTGGAACCCTGCGACCGGCGCCTTCGAAACCTTTATGTACACAGACGAGCGGTCTGGGCGCCACATGGAGCTGCAGAACCGCCTCCGCACTTCGATCATGACGCGCCACCTGAAGCGCGAAGTGATGCCGCAGCTCAAGATGCCGAAGTATGACCTTGTGCAAGTCACCGAGACGGCGATTGTCAAGCAAGCCCTGGCGGCCGAGAAGATGCTCGACATCGACCCCGAAAGCTTGGCCGGCGCCGACGCCAAGGTGCTGGGCGACTTCGCCGTCGTTCGCCACATGACTGGCGTCGCCATGGCGCCCCAAGTTGCTGAGTATGCGGAGATGCTAATCGACGGCGGCGAGGAGAAGCTCGTCATTGCCGGCTGGCATATCGACGTGCTGGACATTTGGGAAAAGGCTTTGGCCCGATATGGCGTCTTGCGTATCGACGGGCGCACCACGGCCAAGAACAAGGAACGTCACGTCGCCGAGTTTCAAACCAACCCCTACAAGCGGATTATGATCGGCAACATGCAGTCGATGGGGACTGGCACTGACGGCCTTCAGGAAGCCGCCAGCCATATCCTGCTTGGGGAGCCGAGCCCCGTCCCAGGCGAGAACGAGCAGATGGTGGACCGGCTAGATCGAGGCGGCCAAGAGGGCCACGTCCTAGCGGAATTTTTCGTCATCCCGAACAGTATTCTGGAAAGAATATTAGCCTCGGCTTTGCGGAAATTGTCCGTGACGCACAAGGCCCTTGACGAGAGCAACCCGATATGAGATACAAGCGTTTCTATTGGCCCGCATGGGCGGGACTGGAAGGGGTTTGACAGCGATGATTGCAACGCGCAAGATTACCCTACCTCCTGAAATCCCGCGGGCGGCGCCGCCAGCAGGCTGCACACCAGGGCAGGCGATAGTGTTGAATTTTGAACCACTGAAGGAGACGGGCATATGGCACAGCAGATGAAGATTACGGGCGGCATGGTCGCCTTTGAGGACGGGCTGAAGAAGCCTGAGGAGTATACTCCGCCGAAGAAGGCCAGGGTCGAGCTGCGGTTCGATGTCGAGGATGGGCAGGACCCCCAGATTGTTTTGAATTACGCCCACGCATCTGCAGTGGCCAAGGTCCACGAGATGCTGCACGGCGTTGCACCCAAAGCCGCGGCTGCGGCCCCGGCGCCGTCTCAGCCTGCGTCTTCCCCTGCGCAGGCTGAGGCGGTAGCCAAGCCTAAGACGGGGCCCAAGGTGGGAGCAAACAAGAATAGCAGGACCAAGGCCGATCTCGAAGCTGAGATGCTTGCCGCCGCCGCGAAGCCGGCCCCGGCCCCTGTTGTTGAAGACGACAGTGTTGACAACATAGACGTTGTTGAAGACGATGACATGAGCGACATCCTGGGCGAAGCTCCTCCGGCACCGATCACCGATAAGGAGTTGTCCGACGCCTGCGTGGCGAAGGCTGACAAGATGAAGTCTGTGGCCGGCTGGGAGCCGAAGAAAATCCGCGGACTTATCGAGAAATACACTGGCGCCCCCGGCAAGCATAACCGCGAAATTCCCGCGGCGAAGCGGCCGGAGTTCTTGAAGGAGCTTGACGCGCTGAAGTAATCCCGCCCACTTGCACTCTGCTAAGTCGCACTAGAGATAGTCGGCCGCAGGGAAAGCGGTGAAGCTGGTAGGGGCTCTGAGCCGAGTGAGAGTGCTACAATCGCAAGCGCACTCGGCTCATTCCCCGGCCCAATTTGGAGATGAAGATGAACGACGATCCGCTGAATGAGTTTAACCACATGATGAAAGGCGTTGCGCTGGGGCGTCTAAACCCAGACACACTCTTGCTGCTTTCCATCGCCCGCGACACGCGGGAGCAGCTTGTGATGGCGCGCGAGAACCAGAAATATATCGAAGCGATTGCAAAATCAGGAGATGGGCATGACGAAGGACAACGAAGCGATTGACGTAGCAAAACCGGTGTTGTGGAGAGACGGAAGCGTCACCCGACCGGAAGAACTGATCGAATATGCGGACGGCGTAGAACGTCCCGCGCATTCCGACAAAGGCGCCAGTGGCGCCGAGCGTTGGATGAACTGCCCCGGATCGTCGGCCCTCATTGCGGCCTTCGAGATGCCGGAGACTGATGAACCTTCCTATCGCGCCGAGGGTATCGCCATGCACGAAGCTGCGGCCCATTGCTTGGCCGCCGATGCTGACACCTGGGAAATTGTCGGCCAAAAGTTTCACGATGTCGAGATCACCGCCGACATGGCGAACGGCGTCCAGATGTACCTCGACCGCGTGCGACCCGGGATCGACCGCGACAAGGGCTTCCATGGCGAACAGTTCTTCATCGAAGCGCGGTTGGCGGCGCCGGACATCCACGAGAAGATGTTCGGGTCGGTGGACTTCGGCGCCTTGGTATCGCGGCGGAAGACTGGTGAATGTAACGATGACGCCAAAGATGCTGCTTGGAAGACCGGCTTTCTCGACGTGACTGACCTGAAGGGTGGCGAAGGGATTGTGGTCGATCCCGACGATAATCCCCAGCTCAAATACTACGCCTTCATGTTGATCCACACCAAGTTTAACGACCTCGACGACGAGTTTCCCGTGCGTTTGACCATCGTGCAGCCCCGGGCATTCCACGTCGATGGGCCGATCCGGGAGTGGTGGACGACGGTCGGTGAGATCAAGGCCTGGGTCGTCCGCGATCTCCTGCCCGCCATGAGGTCAACCGACGATGAACTTCAGGCCGGCTCGTGGTGCCGTTTCTGCCCGGCCAAGCTGGTCTGCCCACTGCTCACTGGACTGTTCAAGGCCGCCGCCAGCTTTGACCCCAAGGCCGTGATCGAAGCGACGGACGTTGCCCTTGGCCTCTCCTATGGCAAGATCGAGGCCGTGAAGTTCTACCTAAAGGCGCTGGAGGAGGAAGTGTTTCGTCGGCTGCAGGCCAATAAGACCGTGGCCGGGACGAAGCTTGTGAACAAGAAGGCTAATCGCGTCTTTAAGGAAACTGTCACGGTTCAAGTCGAGGGCAAGCCAGCCGAAGTCGATCTCGTCGG